GCAGACATTTTCCACCGGAGGCCAATTTCCACTGGAGGTCATTTTCCACCGGAGGCCCCGATGTTCCTGATTCGTTCTTCGTTCCTGATTCGTTCACGATTCGTTCCCCGTTCATGATTCGTTGCCGATTCGTTCCAGATTCACGATTCGTTCCTGATTCGTTCCAAACTACCGATTCGGATAGATCCAAAAATGCCGTCAATATCTCAAAAGGATAGTTGACAAGGTATTTCGGATAGTGTGGTTTTTTTACTATGATTCGTTTCTCTTTTATTCTTGACTCCCTTTTTTGCTTGCCGAATCGTTGCGGCTTATATAACGGCCCCGAATCATTCCCGACTCTTTTGATCGGTTATTGATCTTGACTCTTTTGGTCGGTTATTAAATCCGACAAATTGACTCACCCTTTAAACCTGACTCTTTCAATCGGTTTTCTTATTCAATCGACCAAAAGAGTCAGGCTTTGGAGTCAATTCGACCATACCGGCCCCGACCGGTCGAAAACATGAGTCACGTTGACTCATCCCGATTCGGTATCCAAAAGTGCCCTGTCAACCTATCCGGCCGGTTCTTTTGCTCAAAACCTATACTTCAGGATATAATTTTAGGGCTTGTGTACTAAAAACTAGCCTGTTTTGAAGGCCATTTTCGGGAATCTAATAGGGCCTGAGAGGCCCAGAAATGGCCCCAGAACGCCGAAACGGGTTTTCGGCACGCCCTACCGCTTGCACAGTGATTCACCCTACTCAGCGCCCATATTCCAAAAATTGAATATGACCCGATTTTGGCCGTTTTTTGGGGTCGGTTTGGCCGGTCGAAAATTGCCGGTTTTGGGTCGCTTGATCGATCGACCAAAAAGGGCCTGAAACGGCCCCTATATATAAAGAGAAAAAACCGGCCCCTTTTCCGGTCGGTCTCCGGTCGGTTTTCTTTGTTTGTTTAAGTATTGTTTGACAATGGGCTAAAATTGAGTCTTTGGTGTTTCACCGGCCTACGGGTCGGCACGGGGACGATTCGCCCAAGCATAGTTGAATCGGGGTTCTAGTAGTTGATAGGATCGGGCAGGTTTTGAGGAACACTTAGATAAACCGCCCTGAATACTTTCACACTGGTTTCGGGCCTAATCGCTTTTGCAATGGGCAACCGGTTTTCGGTTGTCTTTTTCAGAAGCAAAAGAGGAGTCTTCACATGTTTAATTTATTTTCATTTCTCGCTTGGTTGTGCGTTTTGGTTTCAATCGTTCTAGCCGTCTTTGCCGCCCCTTGGATCTTTTCCACATTGTTTGGGGTTTTGGTCTTTTCCTTGTTCTTTGCGGTTTCAATCGCATGGGCCTTTATTGTTGCAACGGAGTCTTGAGATGACAAAACCAAACCCTGACAAAATCCTTGAGCAAATCCAAAAGGCAAAGCAACTATGTATTTTATTAGAACAAGCAATCCATGACACCGGCGACTGGGAAAGCCGTTCTTTGGATTTGGCTTGTACAAAAACCGGCGATATCACAAAGCTTTTGCATACCGCTCAACAAACCCTGACCTATCAGGTCGAAAAGGGACAAGTAGAGGAGCAGACATAATGGGCCTTGCAATATTTCTTTTGGGAATCTTGATCATTGCCGGTTTGCTGGCGTCAATCCTTGAGCATTTAAACAAGTGAACGCAACGGAAAGCGGCCCCATGCGGGCCGTTTCTAGGTGTGTTTACACCAAAACCGAAACCCTCAAAAATGGAGTCAATCATGGGTATTCAATCAAACATTCTGTCTTTCAATCAGGCAACCGGCGCAATCTTTCCAGCATTGGAACAATGCGATTTTGAAGCAAAACACGCAACGGCTTACGTTCAAAAGGCGGGTTGCACCGATCCAAACCCGTCACTTGATGATTTGCAAGCGGTGCCTGACCATATCGCAAAGATCATTTACCGGACCGACACCGGCCAAGCTTTGGGACGCACCGGAAACCGGTATGGCATTGTGCAAAATGCGGCATTGCAGGAACAAATGGTCCAAAGCTTAGAGCAAACCTTGCCTTCTGAATATTTGAAGGGGATAGAGCTGGAAGAGAACACCAGCGGCAATGGGGCCTTTTGTAAATTCACTTATACGTTTCCCAATGCGGCTGAACCAATCAGACAATTGCGTGACTCAACCGGTTATCAATCGGATCGATATGGGCAACACCATAAAGAAACATGGCTAAACCTTGCCTTTTCCGTGATCAATAGTTTCGACGGGTCGACCCCTGCAATTTTCAAGGCTGAGGTGCGAGACGTTTCTTGCTTGAACAGTCTCACAACCGGCTTTTTTGATACTTCAAAACAAAGACACACCGCAAAGATCGACGCTGGCCGGTTTGCCAATTTTATTGAACAGCAAGCAACCAATTACAAAAAACGGATTGAGATTTGGCAAGCATGGGCTGGCCGGTCGATTACACCAGAACAGGCCGAAACATGCCTTAAAGAGGCTGGCTTGTCCCTTCGATTGACCAAGGGCTTAATGGAACAATTCGAGACGGAAGCGGCGCAACGGGGCCGGTCGCTTTGGGCCTTGTCTTCAAGCTTGACGTTTTGGTCTTCACATTCCAGCGAACGGTTCACGGTTAAGGGTTCAGCCAAAAAGGACAATATAGCCGAAACCCTCAACGCAAGATCTAATCGGGTCAATCAGGTTATTGCGTCCCCTGCCTTCCAAGCTTTGGCCGCTTGATATGGGGGAAATAAACCACCGATTTTCGGGGCCGTATTTTGTCATTAATAAAAAGAACAATACGGCCTTAGAAGCGCACAGAAGCTTAGCTAGTGCGTTTAAATCTTGCTCGACCCTGAACGACCATGAAAAGGCAAATAGACGCCAGCCGGTCTATCTGGTCGAAGTGAGACAAGACAAGGATTTATGATGGAAAGCGGCCCCAAACAACGGGGCCGTTTTTAGGTGTAAATCCGCACCAATTGGCAATTTAAACAATGGAGTCAAAAATGCCTTATTTAACGAAAAAAACCCTTTCCGACCTTTTGTCAGCGCACAAGAGCTATTGTGAAAGCAATGAAACCTTTGCGCCGGTAACCTTAACGGACAAGGAAAAAACAGAGGCCTATTTCCGCAAGGCAATGGTCGTTTCCCGATATCTTGAAGCTTGCAAAAATGCTGATTTTTATTGGTTCAATCAAAACGCACCAAAGGCGAAAGCCTACGCTGATTTGTACGACCGGTTAAAAAATCTTGAACAATTGGGCGATTGCGTCGGCTATTTAACTAATCGACACGAAACCCCAAAGGCACCTAATCAATTTGCTAAAAGAGGGAAACCGGCAAAGCTTAAGGGCAAGCGGCTGGAATTGCTTAAGAGCATTCTAGAACGCAAGGCCAAAGGTGAAGGGAACGCAAAGCAATTGACCAATAAACAATTGTGCAAAGCTTTTGAGATTTGCATGGCGACCCTCTACAAAATCCGCAACGGAAAAGAGGCCTATAAATGATCCCTAAATTCACCGATTGCGGCAATTGTTCAGGGCTTGGGGAAGTGACTCAAGCCCTTTCCGCTAATGATCCAGAAGGGCCTTTTGTGGCTTGTCCTGATTGCTCAGGGGACGGGCTACAGGAACGGCCCTTGATCGATCAAGAGGCCAGACTCTACGTTCTAACCCTTCACCGGCTAGAACGGCTTCTAATCGACGGAGTCGACCGGTTTGGGGCAGGGGATTTTGAAGAGGCAATTAGCCAGATGAAAACCCTTTATGATCATTATCAAACCTTGAATATGACGGCTGCCGTCAAACCGGCTGAACCTGATTTTACGGAAGGGCTTTTTCAATGGTCGGATTGAAGACAAAAGAGGCGGCCCAGCAGGGCCGTCCCTTGTTTCCGTACAAGGTGAGACGGGTCGAAGACATGGGGCCGAATGAACGTGTCTTGAAAGACTCGACAAATAAGAAATTGGGCAAAGTGATCAAGAAAGGGATTTGGAAAGGTTACCGGATCAAAAGCCTAACACTAGCTGAACGCACCACTTGTCCAAAGTATTGCATCCATTGGGTGGATTGCTTTGGCAATAACATGCGTTATGCGACCCGATATGAGGCGGGGCCAGCATTGGAAATGCAAATCAATTCTGAGCTATCGGCCCTTGATCGAAAGGGTGACCCCTTTGCCTTGCGCTTGCATGTGTTGGGGGATTTTTACTCTATCCAATATATCGACCAATGGTATCAACATTTGCTCAGGTATCAGGCTTTGCATGTGTTTGGATTTACAGCCCTACGCAAAGACTCAGTGATGGGTCGGGCCATTGACGCAATCAAGACAAGGTTCCCCGACCGGTTCAGGGTGCGATGGTCCGGCCAGCCTTGGATCACTGACTCAGCCCTGTCACTTGACGACCCCTTGACCTACCGGTTGATTGATCAAGGGGACGCAATCGCTTGCCCTGAGCAAGAGGGCAAAACGGAGTCTTGTGCCTCTTGTGCCTTGTGCTGGCATGAAACCACCAAAGCAATCGCCTTTGCGACCCACTAAAACGGGCCGCTGAGTGTACTTAAGCCAAAGGCGAAAGGGGTCGATAGCCTCTTTTGCTTTTGGCTATTGTGTGGGCCTCTTTTGGGCCTGTCTGACAAATTGGGTTTTGCTTGTTTTGTCATGGCCTTATCTTTTGTTCTGTGATCACAACGGGCCGGTCGATCTTTCCAACGTGATCACAAAGGGAAACCATAGGGCTTGCCACAGGCCCCGCCGACCGGTCGTTTTTTCTTGCGTTTACAAAGCATTCGTGCATGGGACCCTTGAAAAAACCGGCAAGTGATTCGTTTTGGCCCTGTTACCACCTATATTGACAACATAAAAAATTTAGTTGCCGTTAGGTATAGTACACGTTAGAGTTGTACATGCGGAACAACTACAGTACAAACAGTGTACAAATTGTCGCACCTACTAAATTAACTATTGACACGAATCACTTCTGTCCTTATACTATAGTATATACTATAGAACAGGCAGGGTAAAAAAAAATAACCCTGCCAAAACAATAGAACTATACTATAGTATAGAGAAAAGACAACTTATTTGTCATTCTATTCATTTTTTACTTGACAAATTGTCTTCTTTGTGTCACAATACGAATCAGAGGACAAAACCGTCCGAACCTTCACACAACATAATGTATAAGAGGAAGACGAGGGACGTTGATTTGTCCTCGCTTAATATAAGATGCCCTTACCGTCATTACCATATAGTGCTGTCATAGCTAAGAAAGTGCGAGAAGGTATTCGCAGTGGTGTAGCTGTCAAGGACATTCTGTCATCCATACAGAAGTATCAGAATGCTCCCTCTAGCACAGCTACGTTCTATAAGCTCTACGGAGAAGACATAGCAGAAGAGAAGGCCTCTATAGTAGGGGCAGTAGGTTCTGTTGTCATCCAACAAGCGTTAGACGGTGACTTTAAAGCTGCTGAGTTATTCCTACGGAGTAAGGGTGGTTGGTCACCTACACAGACGCAGGTAGAGGTAGAGGGTACAGAGGACGCTGACACTGATGAAAGTGCCATTGATGCTCTGATGAACCTGTTAGGAAAGAGTAGTGATAACAGCACAGACTCTTAGAGAGTTACCCGACTCTGAAGTTGCATCAGTATTACAACAATTAGGCCCAAAGAAAACGGAAGAGCTACAGCATGACTGGAACTTCTGGGCTAGACCTGAACAATTAGAACCAGAGGGTAAATGGAATGTTTGGGTTGCACTTGCTGGTCGTGGCTGGGGTAAGACCCGTGCTGGTGCCGAATGGGTCAGACACAGGATCAAGAAGGGCGATAAGATTGTCCACTGTGTCGCACCTACTAAAGGTGATGTTCGCAGGGTTATGGTTGAGGGTGACTCAGGTTTACTCAATGTCTGTTGGAAGGGTGATAAGACATATAGGGGAAAGCATATTGGATTTCCTACTTGGTCGCCTACCAACAATACTCTAACATGGGAGAATGGCTCTAAGGCTGTATTCTTCTCAGCGGAAGACCCAGAACGACTAAGGGGACCGCAAGCTTATTCCGCATGGACTGATGAGTTATGTGCTTGGAACAACGCACAAGCAACATGGGACATGTTACAGTTTGGTTTACGTCTAGGTAAAAGACCCCAAGTCTTTGTCACCACCACACCTAAGACAACCAAGCTAATTAGAACTATACTAGCAGACGATAAGACGATCATTAGCAAAGGGAGTACCTATGATAATGCAGCCAATCTAGCCGATACCTTCTTAGAAGCAGTAAAGAAGACATATGAGGGAACAAGGTTAGGTAGACAAGAACTATATGCAGAAATACTTGATGAAGCATCTGGCGCATTATGGAATAGACAACAACTTGCTAAGTGTGAGATAGACAAGGATGATTTACCATCTCTTAATAGGGTGGTTGTTTCTATCGATCCAGCTATCACATCCAATGCAGAAAGTGACATGACTGGTATTGTAGTGGCCGGTATTGATGTCAACGGCATAGCATACGCTTTAGAAGACCACACTGCAAGATACACACCGCAACAATGGGCAGCAAAAGCCTCTGAACTCTATCACACTCATTCAGCAGATAGAATTGTAGCGGAAAGAAACCAAGGTGGTGACATGGTTCGTCATACCTTACAGACAGAAGATCCGACATTACCCATTAAGCTCGTACATGCATCCAGAGGAAAGATGGCACGGGCTGAACCAGTTTCTGCTCTTTACGAACAAGGAAAAGTAAAACACGTAAAGGGTCTTAATGAATTAGAAGATCAGATGGTACAGTGGGAACCTCTAGGGTCCACAGGCTCACCAGACCGTCTTGATGCTTTAGTTTGGGCTATAACGGACCTCTCATTGAATGGCTACGCAAAACCTACGCTGAAACTAGCGTACAGTAGCGCCAAAGGATTACGGTAATGGTTAAGAAGCTCTCAGAGACAGAGGCCAAGAAGGTATTAGGTGTAGCGGGTGATAACACCTACAATGGTCAGATACGGGCTGATGAGTTTCTACCTGAGTTGCGTGGCAAGAAAGCTATACGCAAGTACCGTGAAATGAGAGATAACGACAGTACTATCGGTGCTGTCATGTACGCTACTGAACAAGTCCTTCGTGATGTTGATTTAAAGGTGATGCCAGCCAATGATAGTGCAGAAGCTAAAGAAGAAGCTGAGTTCGTTAAGTCTGTACTTGATGATATGGACCATACCCTTGATGACCATATTGCTGAGTCCTTATCGAATTTGTCGTATGGCTTTGCTTGGTTTGAGGTCATCTATAAAAGACGTACTGGCCCTACTGAAAGAAGTGATAAGAAGCGTTCTAAGTACACTGATGGCCGTATGGGTGTACGGAAGATTGCTATTCGTGCGCCTTGGACAATCTCTAGGTTTGATGTAGATCAACAGACTGGTGATGTCAAAGGTATTTATCAGGATGGGTCGGGCTATAACAACTCTAATTATATACCTACTCGCAAAAGTCTGTACTACCGCACGACAACGATTAATGGTGATCCTGCTGGGCGCTCTATACTTCGCAATGCTTATACTTCTTATGAATATGTCAATAACCTACAGTCTATTGAGGCTATAGCAGTTGAGAGGGAACTTGCTGGTATCCCTGTTGCTCGTATTCCTGCTGAGTACTTGTCAGGGGATGCAACAGCCGCACAATCTGGATTTGTCAATAACCTGCAATCTATTCTCAGGGATGTCAAGTTCAATGAGCAAGGATACATTATTCTGCCTTCCGACACCTATCCCGATAAAGACGGAGCGCCTACCAATCAGAAGCTGGTAGATGTTGAGCTTATGTCTTCTAGTGGTAGTCGTAATATTGACATTGATCCTATTGTAAGACGTTATCAGCATGATATTGCTCGTAGTGTCCTTTCTGAGTTTCTTATGCTTGGTGGTGGTAATACTGGCTCTTATGCCCTCTCCAAGAGTAAGACAGACCTGTTCCTTCGTGCATTAGAGAGTTATATCCAAGCTATTGTTGATGTCCTTAACAAACAGCTTGTTGAGCGCCTCTGGGAGTTGAACGGTCTGAACTATGACCTGATGCCGACTATTGTAGCTGGTGATGTAGCTCCACATGACTTACGTGAGATTGCAGCATTCCTACGGAACCTGAATGGCGCAGACATCAACGTAAGTGATCATCCAGAGGTTATCCAAGACTTAATGGATATAGCTGAACTAAGATATGAGCCAGATGTCACACCAACACAAGCTGAACAACAGGAAACTGAATAATGGCAACTTTAAATAACAGGGTCTTTGATAACGGACTTAGCGTTTTAGACACAGAAGCAAATAAAATTCTAGTGACCTCTCAGGAAGCTACAACATACACTGAAGCTAATGCAACTTATGCTTTAGGTAACTCAACCTCACTTTCTATCGGCGCACCTGCTGATCGTAGTGGCGGTGGTCGTGAAGTAACTGTAGCAGCTATTTCTGATGGTTCAGTAACGGGTACAGGTACAGCTACTCATTTTGCTATCGTAGACACTTCAAATACTCGTTTGTTAGCTACTGGATCTCTCACAGCCTCGCAAGCAGTTACGTCTGGTAACACATTCACATTAGGTGCATTCACTATCGGTATTCCTGATCCAGCTTAAGGGTTAGTTCTATGAGTAGCAGAATACTTAAGGAAAGTAGTGACCTTCTACTCACTGAGAATAGTGAACCGTTTATTAATGACAACTTTATTTCCGCTGATGGATTTATAACTGGCAGTCCTGAGCTACAGACTACTACATTATCCCACATCTATAATTTCACTACCGCTGATGTCGTTACAGGAAATCCAGCAGTCTCCAATGCCAACATGGCAGAAGATCAGGCATTCTTAGTAGATAATGTTGTTAGTGGTAACCCTGTCGTTTCTTCCTCAGTATTTACTAATGTTTATGTATTTACAACAGGTGACGTAGTTACAGGTAATACTGTAGTATCAGACGCTGCAATAAACCAAGAACACGCACTTAATACCCTTAGCATAGTCACTGAAGAACCTACTTTAGATACATCTGTAATTAATCAAACGCATGTTCTATCTGGAGACGTACTAGAAACGCAAGATCCTGTTGTTGGTTCACCTTATTATAATGCAGCTTTATCTCGATCTGTTTCATTAACTGCTGACTCATCTAACAGTGTTACAATAGAAGAGATAAAGAATAACTCAGCTACCATAACTGAACTCTCTAATGTTATAGCCTTAGGTCTTTCTACTAATTCTTTCAGCCTAAACAATCCAGCTAACGATACAACTATTAATAGCCCAATCAATGAGGTAGCCTAATGGCTTTTACGATTAAGAAAGGGGATACATCTCCTTCAATACAATCTACACTCAAGGACTCAGCGGGAGTAGCTGTTAATATAACTGGGGCTACAGTTAAGATACATATGAAGGCAGTGGGGTCTAGTAGTCTTAAAGTAGATCAAACTATGACTATTGTAGATGCTTCTGGGGGTATTGTTAAATATGATTGGTCTTCTTCAGATACAGACACGGTTGGAACTTATTATGTTGAATTTGAGGTAACTAAGGCTGACAGCTCTGTTGAAACATTCCCTAACAATGGCAATGCTGTTGTAGTCATAACCTCAAGTCTTGACTAATGACAACGTGGACCAGACATCTCTACGAGCATGATGAACTAGCCATATCTAAGGGTGACGTAGCTGGACATCAGACTTTATTTAAGTTTGGTTTTAACCCTGATATTAACGGTGTTGAAGAAACTGTATGGGCAAATGGCGGTAATTACCCTTGGCCTGACGCAGCTTTTACAGCCTATGTCGTTAGTGATGATGCAGCAGATACAAACGGTGGTACAGGAGCTAACACAGTTCAAGTTGAGGGCTTAGACGCAGACTATAACCAAAAGTCAGTCTCTGTAACATTGAACGGCACTACACCAGTTGCTATCTCAGGCACTTTGATACGCATTTTTAGAGCCTTTGTTACCTTAGCTGGTACAGGTGGTACATCTGCTGGAACACTTACTGTTCAGAACGTAGATGGAAGTGTAGTGTACGCTAACTTGGGCCTTGGTAATCAAACACAGATAGCTGCTTATACTGTACCTTCTGGCTATACCTTATACCTTGATGACATAAACTTTACCGCCGCTGTCTCTCAAGCAAGCAAGTACGTTCAAGTAAGCTTAGACACAAGAGAGTTTGGATCTAACGTATTTAGAAAGCGTTTCATCAACGTCATTCAGAGTAATCAGCTAATAACTAAGTTTGAGTATCCTCAGAAGTTCACTGAGAAGACAGACATAGAGTGTAGAGCTTTTTCTAATACAAGCAACAATGCTGTAGGAGCCTCTTTCCAAGGTGTCCTAGTAAACAATGAACTGGATTGCTAATGCCTAAGACAGCCCTCAAAAACAAAGTCACAGAGCATAACAAGAAATCTAAGTATAAAGTTACTATAGGTATGCTTGAGAAGGTCTATGACAGAGGTGTAGGTGCCTACCGTACAAACCCATCTTCAGTACGCCCTAATGTTACTGGCCCTGAGCAATGGGCAATGGCTCGTGTCAATAGCTTCCTTAAGATTGTCAGTGGCTCCAAAAAGGCCAACCACGACAAAGACCTACTACCCTCAGCCCACCCCTCAAGCTCTAAGAAGTCAGTGTCTAAAGCTAAACTAGCCAATGACGTATTCTCTACTGAGATGGAAGCTAGAGCTAGAAGTATGGACATGGGTTGTGAAGGTAAGATCCACGTACATGAGGATGGCATGGGACAGGCGGTATATATGCCCTGTGGTAGCCATGAAGAGTACCTAGCGTATTACTCTCGTGATGAGGTAGCTGAAGAACCTGAAGAGCCATCAGTGAACCGCTTAGACGCTCTCAGAGCTATCGTACAGGAAGTAATGAAAGAAGAGTTCACTAAGGCTGAATACCAAGGTGAGAAAGTAACTTTAAACAAGCCTCGTCGTATTCAAGGTGGCAACAAGAAGTTTGAAGTATTCGTGCAAGATGGTGGCAAGGTAAAGCGAGTTGCCTTTGGAGATCCTAATATGGAGATCCGTCGAGATGACCCTAAAGCCAGAGCCAATTTCCGCTCCCGCCATTCTTGCGATACCAAGAAAGATAAGACTACAGCAGGTTACTGGTCTTGTCGTATGTGGGAAGGTGGAACATCAGTGTCCGAACTTACTAAAAGTGTTGAAGGTCAAATCCTAAAGGCAGATGACGAACAGCGTCTAGTCTATGGGTGGGCCTCAGTCGTTACTGAGAAGGGTGAGCCAGTGGTTGACCGTCAAGGTGACGTAATCGAACCTGACACACTCGTTAAGGCTGTCAATGGCTTTATGGAGCATATTCGTGTCGGTAAGCAGATGCATACAGGGGATCAGATTGGGGCGGTTATCCACTCCATGCCTATAACCAAAGAGATAGGTGAATCCCTTGGCATCCAGAGTGACCGTGAAGGCTGGATTGTAGCTTTCAAAGTCTATGACGATAATGTCTGGGCTAAGGTTAAGTCTGGTGAACTTGCGGCCTTCTCTATTGGGGGTCGTGCAATCAAGGAGGACTATAGTGCCTAACCTTTTAAAACAGCTTGAACTGGAGGAATTGTCTTTGGTGGATCGTCCAGCAAATGCACAGGCAATGGTTTCCTTGTACAAGCGTGATAATTCCAATGGAGAACCTATGGAACATGAAGTAACAGAAAAAATGTCTGATGATCTAAAGGCCAAACTGAAGCCATACATGGATAAAGGTATGTCTGAAGAAGAAGCCATGAAGATGTACAACATGGACATGAAGAAAGCTGATGATGCGACTGCTGAAGAGCTTGAGATCGAAACTCTTAAGGCTTCTGAAGTTGCCCTTAAGGAAGAGAACGAGCGTCTTCGTAAGTCTCTCATCGAGAATGGTTATGTCATCAAAGCCGATGTAATTGAGAAGAAAGCCGAACCTGAGTATGTAGAGTATGACGGTGAGCAAATCAACAAAGCTGACATCCCTGCGCCTATCCTTAAGGCTCTGGAAGAAGCTGAAGTTGCTAAGGCAGATGCTGAACTGACTAAACGTGCAGAAGAAGCTCTACCTAACTTCAACATCGACGTAGCTAAAACACTTATTGCTAAGTTTGATGCAGATGAAACAGTCATGGAAGCTTTGAAGGGTGCTGATGCAGTATTCGGAGAGTCTATGGAAGAATTTGGTAAGTCAGATGCTGATGGCAACTTCGCTACAGCACAAGACAAGCTAGATGCCCTCGTTAAGTCTTATATGGACGAAAACAAAATCAAGAAGAGCCAATATGCTGTAGCTTATGCCGCAGTTGCTAAGACCGATGAAGGTAAAGCTCTTATCAACAAATCCTATAAAGGAGAATAAATATGGCTGTAATGCAGTCCCGTGATACACGGTCTTTTGTTGCTGGGGAAGACCTTTCAGCAAAACAATTTAAGTTCGTTACTCTTGAGAGTGATGGGCAAGTAGACGTTGCAGATTCTGCTGGTGAAAACTGCATTGGTATTCTTTTGAATGCCCCTGCTGCTGGAGCCGCTGCTACTGTAGCAATCTCAGGTAAAGTAATGGTTGAATCAGGTGGTACTATTGCCGCTGGTGCAGCCGTTCAAGCCGATGCAGACGGTAACGCACTTACCGCCGCAGCCGGTGATGTTGTTATGGGTTATGCTTTGGAAGCAGCAGTTGATGGTCAGATCATGGCTATTGAACTCATCCAAGGCGGTAACGTCGTAGCTTAATCCAGCATAGAAAGGAATAAATAATGCCCTTGCTGACTCCATCCGCAGTGCATGTAGATCAGCCGCTGACTAACCTCACGCTGGCTTATGCACAATCACAAGAGAATTTTATCGCTGATAAGGTTTTCCCAACTGTCGGTGTTTCAAAACAATCTGACAAATACTACATCTACGACCGTGCGAATATGAACCGTACTGGTGACGTAGCTAAACTGGCCCCACGTACAGAAGTAAACCGTATCGGTATGACCATTTCAAACAGCAGCTACTTCGCTGACGTTTATGGTCTTGGTATGGACTTTGATGAACAGACTTTGGCTAACGAAGATGCTGCATTAGAGATCCGTTCTGCTGGTGCTGAAACTCTGGCGATGCGTCTTATGATCCATCGTGAAGAGCAGTTTGCTACAAACTTCTTCTCAGACAACATCTGGGGAACCAACTATGACGGTGCGTCTTCAACATCAGGAACTGACTTCTTGTATTGGGACGATGCTGCTGCTAAACCAATCCAAAACGTAACTGACCTACGCCGTGTAATGCAGCTTAAGTCAGGCGGCTTCAAGCCAAACACAATGGTTGTTGGTAAAGAAGTACGTGATGCTCTGGTAAACAACGCAGACATCTTGGCTCGCTTGAACGGTGGCGCAACTGTAACCAACACAGCTTTGGTAACTGATGCTAAACTGGCTGAGATCTTTGAGGTAGAGAACTTCTACGTCATGGAAGCTGTCAAGAACTCATCTGTTGAAGGTGTTGCAGAAAGCAATGCGTTTATCGGTGGTAAACATGCTATGTTGTGTTACACACCATCAAATGCTGGTCTTATGTCACCAGCCGCTGGTTTGACCTTTGCTTGGAATAACCTTGAAGGTGTAAACAACTTAGGTATTACTGTTGAGTCATTCTCAGATGATGCTCTTAAGCGTCAGCAGATTGCTGAGATGATCCAAGTTAAAATGTCATACGACATGAAGATCGTAGGCGCTGACTTGGGTGCGTTTGTAAACAACATCGTACAGTAAGTATTTACTTTGGTGGGGGCTGTAGTGGCCCTCACTTACCCCCAATCAAAGGATTACCCGATGTCCCTTAACGAACCTATGCAGTACGACAGGCCTCTCTTTGTTACCCTGACTATGAAAGCACAAGGCCGCACCTTTAATGCTGGTGATGAGCTTAAGTGGAAAGAGATAGGTCTAGATAAAGAATTAGTAAAGATACTCTATAGAGAAGGCAGACTAAGACATAGCGCCACTCTTGAAGCTGAAACCAAGGTAGGTGACGGACTAGAGGCTCTTGCTGTCGATGGACTACACAACTTAGTAAACGGTATCAACGAAAAAGTTAAAACTAAGACTAACTCTGAAGCTGAGTTCAATAAGAAGAAGTGTAAGAAGTCTAAGATAGTTGATAAACAGCGTGGGCTTATTCGTAGCTGGCGTAGAAATTATGGTCACATGGAGACTTAAGAATGGCTTGGTCGTATGATGCAACTGATTTAGGTACAGGTACAGCCTCTGGGCGTTTGAACTCTGTACGGCTCCTCGTAGGAGACACTGACACCACCGACCAACAAGTTCAGAATGAAGAAATTACTTTTGCTCTATCCCAGACTAGCGACAACATCTATCAAGCTGGTGCTTGGACTGCCAGAACAATCGCTGCACAATACTCTCGTAGGGTCACACAGAACCTGTCAGGCGCTCTGAGTGCTAACTACAGTGATCTAGCTAATCAGTACACTCAACTGGCATTAGACCTTGAGCTTAACGGTAAGAAGGCTGGAGCTAGTGTAGGTGTAGTTGCTGGTGGTATTAGTATAGCCAGAGTAGATGCTGTAAGGCAAGATACAGATCGTGTTCCACCATCCTTCCGTAGGGATAGATTCAAGAACCCACCAAGTTACAGTGGTGATGACTACGATTATAGTTAAGGGGTAGGTAATGGCATTCTCAAGAGGTTATAACCTACTCAAGATGGTAGAGGAGTTTGGTGAGCCGCTTACTCTACGCAAGAAGACTACAGCAGGAACCTACGATCCTACTACTGGGTCGGTAACAGGTTCAGCTACAACCGACTACAGCTTTGAGGGTTACTTCTACAACTATGATCAAGGTATCATAGCTAATGTAGATGAGATCCGTAGAGGCACCCGTAAATGCGTAGTCCCAGCTTTAGGATTGGCAGTAGAACCCGATGACGAAGATCAGATTATTGGTAACGGTGACACAGTTAATGTTATTTCTGTTGTTACTATATTTTCTAATGGGGTCAAGATTTGTTTCTTGTGTGATGTGAGAGA